TCCTCTTCCATGCTTCACTGCTATCAAACGTTTTTTGAGCATTAATTGTTTTATGTTTTAGATGAGTTATACCACAATTAGGTGCATGTTCTATAGTATATCCACTACTTCTAGCTTTAAGACACAAATCTGGATCTGAAAACCATGCTGGAGCATAGTCTTCAGTCAATCTATCCAGCTTCTTAAATACTTCATTTTTTACCAGTAGACCACCTCCACCAACATAGATAAGACTTCCTTTCTCTTCAAGTATATCAAAAGCATAGCCTGAGTTGTCCATGCTCCAGCCTTCTGGAGCTGACAAATCACCTTCAGTATTAAACATCCTATGAGTAGTTATAGAAGAAATGTACTGATCATTATCTAAGAAAAAAAGAAATCTACCAGTAGCCTTTTTACTAGCTTTGTTTCTACCTTTAATGCACCCTTCATTCACTTCACTTCTAATATACTTTATTCTTCTGCTTTTGAATAAACCTTTGCCAATTTTGTTGTCTTCTGAAGATCCATTATCTAAAACAATCACTTCATCATTGAATCTTTTGTACTTTGCTATTCTTGATAAACACTCAAGCGTTATATCTTCCTGATTATGATAGACAACAATGTACGTCAAATTAGGTTTCTTCAACACAGAATTAACTTTACTCATCACTTGCTCAACACTTATCCCAGTAGCACAATAAGGTTCATTTTTTGACTCACCCTGATTATCTTTAGAGCAAGTAATCATGTACCAACATGGTTTACCTACAGGACAGTCTTTATAGTCACTTTTTACTACCCATACATTATCATAATTCTTTGTTCTCACTTCACCATCAATATGAGTAAACAACCAAATTGTAGGCACCCTAAGACATGAAGCAATATGAGCAAGGCCAGTGTCTGGAGAAATAACTACATCACATTCATTTATGAATGCAGCTGCTTCTCTAATTTTCTTCCCAAAAACAGGAAAAACTCTTTTACTACCTTTCCATCCTTTTGGCTCTGAAACACAAAACTCAAGTACAGTAGCAGTTCTATACTTCTTCATCAAAGCAGTCCTAAGCTTACCAAAAAAAGGCCAGTTTCTAACTGGAGCATTTGACTTCAATACCAAACCAATTTTAATTCCACTGTAGCTAGATAGTTCCTCTTTTGCTTTTTCAATTTCATCACCAGTCAGAAACATTTTAGGTCTAGGAACTTTATCTTTAATGTCAAACCCACACTTCTCAGTGAATACTTCAACTCTATTCTTCTTGACATCAGGTTGATTCTTTACTTCATATTGAATACAGTCTCTAGTTAAATCAGAAACTGTGTCCCAATTCTTTTTACTTACTTCTGAGCTTAAATGATCAAGTGTATGAACAAAGGGATTGTTTTCAATTAGAGGTAAAAATTTAGGTGGGCATGAAAACGTTATTCTATAATTAGGATGGTTTTTATAAGCACTTTCAATTACAGGAGTAGTCATTAATATATCACCAATACCTCCAAGCTCCCTGTAAATAAGTACTTCTACGGCTCTTTTTAAATGACCATAGCTAACTAAATTACCTTCATAGTGATTAGTTATTTTAAATACATGAACACCTTGCTCTCTCTTAAAAGCCTGGTGTTTGACAAAATTTATCTTTTCAAGCTTTCTTACTGCTGGTGCATAAGAAGTAAATACTAGATTATCTTTAAACCATACATAATCACTTATGCAAAGAAAAGGCTTGACATCAAATGTCTCTACCACTTCAAAGACATCTGGTGATCTTTTCAATGCCTTAAATAATCCAATATAAGGTATACTAGTCCATTCATCAGAAGCAAACTCATACACTACTCTATTATAAGTATACTTCTTAACACCATTTTTCTTATATTTTGCCTTCAATACTCTTCCTCCCTAATAGAAGGCAAAGGATATTATGTTGCTTTTACTCTACTAGTTGTACTTTTGCCTTTCCTTGAAGTCTTCTTAGACTCTTGAATGACTTTTTGAAGTACTTTAATCATTTCCTCCTTGTTCATACTTGATGAAAAATGATCCATAGTGTTTTCAATTACACTTTGAAAAGACTTAGTAGGGTTTTCTAACTCAATGCTATCCTCTGCCAATGCATTATGAATTAAAGAAGCAATGTCTAGATCCTTGTTAGGTTCAACCAATTTCTTAAAAGCAGCTGTGAAAGCTTCTTCAGAAGAAATCTCTTCTTCTATGACATCAAAAATCCCTCTATATTCTCTTGCCAATCTTTTAGCAATTTCTACAGGGATCTCTTCACCTACTTTCAAACGTGTATTCTTTGTGTAAGGGAACTTCCTATACACAGAATTTGCTTTTACTCCTCTAATTACTACTTCCCCTTGCTCTTTATTGCCTACATACACCAGGTACTTAATAATCATTTTATTTTCCCTTCTTATAAATGGTGAAGGGCTTCAACCCTTCACCATCTTGTGTGCAAGCAAATTAACTTACTTAAGCACTAGGATCAACACAAGCACTGACACAGTGCACTAATGCATTAACAGAAAGAATCTTGTCTTCAAATGCAGCAGAAACACCAATACCTTGCACAAAGTCATAGTCATCATACTGCTCTGACCATATAATGTCTTCATTGACTCCCCTACAAAGTGCTTCTTGCCCAACCATTACTGCTCTTGCAGTGTCTACTGATGGAGAAGCAGCATTTGCCACAACAGAGCACTGAGTAGTCGCATGAACAATTACTCCATCAATTTCACCCAGAGCACCAGTGAACAATGGATTACCAGCTCCTCTAATAGAAGCATTCTGGTGATTACTGATCCACTCACTGTCTGACTTCAAACTATATGCCTGGAATGGATGAATGAACATGATATAATAACCTTCACCAGCTGGCATGCCAGGGGTAGAGATTTTATCAATATTCTTACCTGCTAGTACTGCTGAACATTTTCTAATTTCTTCTACTCCAAAAGTATCAGCAGTGTCAATTGTATCTACACTAGTTGCATTGTTAGCATAGATCACATCAGCAATTGTTGACTCAAATCCAGCAGCAGTAACAACTCTAGCGGCTGTCCACATAGAGCTATCCATCAGTTTTGCCATCCAGTAAGACAAAGCACCTTGTGCCTTCATCCTAAAGTTCTGATTAATCTGCTTTCTAGCTTTTCTTGTGTCAGCTACAGCATGCCTATACCATTCAGGGCTAGTGGTTACTTGCCTGATAGTTAACTTCTCTTCATTGCCTCTGAGAGTACTTTCACCAGACACACCAGTACCTGACAAGTTAGCTAACTGTGAAATATTAATTGTGTCACCAGCTTCTCTTAGGAGTTCTGATTTTATAATCACAGGCATACCAGAGCCTTCAGGCCCAGCAAATCTATTCCAAAACATCTTTGCTTTTGCTTCTTCATATACCTTTAAACTCCAAAGAGTAGGAATCCAGTAAGTTAATTGAGTTGCATCATTATAATTTAAAGTTGATACATTTGCCATTTTATTTTCCTCCTAGTTATTCACTGGGAAGAAGGATCTCTGTTTCTATCTCTGATCATTTCATCAGCTTGACTGGTAAGCTCTGTTAACTCTGAAAGCCTCTTCAAGTCTTCTGGACTCAAATGAGTCTTTGAAGTCAGTGCTTTAATTTCATCATTAATGGTAGCTTCACCTGAACGATTAACTGGTCCACCACCAGGATGCTCAGCCACAGTTTTCTTCTTCCCTTCTTTTATGAAGTCTTTAACTTTGTCAATGACTTCATCATCATCTAGCTCAAGATTACCTTCAGGGTCAGTTTTACTCAGACTAGACATGAAGCCACTACGTTCATATTCAGACGAGAAATTGAAATCAGCAGAGTAAAGCAACCTCTCAACCATTGTCTCTCTTGACTTTACAGCAATCTCAACTTTATGCTTACTTAACAAAGCTTCACTTTCTGCCTTTTGTGCTTCTAAAGCAGATTTTGTTTCTTCAGCTTCCTTCAACTGTATTTGAAGCCTTTCAATTTCTGTGGCTTCTTCCAGTTTCTTTTTCTTTTCTGCTTCATCAAGTTCACTAAGTCTCTTCTGTGATTCTTGCAGCTCCTTTGACAGAGTTTCAAGTTTCCCTTGATTCTCTTCAACTAAAGAGGAAAGTTTTTTATTCTTAATTCTTCTCTTAGCATTTTCATCTTTCAAGGAGTCAATATAATCCATCATCTCCTTTGTGCTAAATTTACTTGTATCTTTCCCAGCTAAGTCTTCCCCTTTATCTTTGTCTGCATCATCTACCAGTTTAATGGAAGTAGGTCTGCTACTAGCATCACTGCCAGCTCCACTTTTGCCACCACCTTTATCACTAGTGGTGTCAGTGCCAGCATCATCACCAGCTTTATTCTTGTCTTTTGCATCTGCCATTTTACTTCTCCCTTTCTCATGTTAGGAGTACCAAAAATAAGGTCATCCTTTGATTAATATTAAGTTATTTGTCTTCAAGACGTCTTGAAAATAAATCAGTTTCTTCTCCTACCACCTCCTCTCACAGTTTTTCTTTTACTTCTTTTTTTTCTTGTTTTTGCTGCTTTCTTTGCAGCAGTACTTTCTAAGCTCTTAAAGCCTGGAGCATGACCGTATTTTTTCACCCATTCTTTCCAGACTTTTGGAGCATTTATCTTCATTGCCATTTCTTGTTTTGCATTAACAAAAGGCATAATTATCACTTAAAATATTCTGGAACTTCCATGCTTTCCAGAAGATCTATTTTCTCCTGTACTTCTGCATAAGGTTGACCAGCCCTAGCAGCTGGAGCCATTATTCTCTTACCTTTCCATATCCATGAAGCTACCTGTGTAGGAGCACTGTACAGTTCTTCAAGAAGAGAAGTTCTCTGTCCTCTTATCTCACTGTTAATAGCTTCATTTACACCAGTCCACTCACCTCTAGTGTAGATAAGTTCACATCTACAAATATGTCTAGGTGGGAAACCATAAATAGTTCCCATTTCTTTCTCTGGAATTACTCCTGCTATAGTTGCAGAAATACACTCACTCTTAGTTCTTTGATCCATTGGGTTAGCATTCCAGCAGTAATCATAATTTAACTCTTTTGCTCTTTGCCTATTGAAACTATTTCTTTGTTCTGTTGCAGAATACATAGCAGCAGCAACACTTTCTTCTTCCAATGAACTTCCAATTTTTAAAGATCCAGTAGTAGTAAAAAAGCTTTCCAAAAGCTGAACAGGATCTAGAGACTTTACTACTCCTGCAACAAATATATCATATACTGTTTCCTTCCATTTTAAAAGCATATTGTTAACTTTTCTTAAATTCTGCTCATTTATTACAGAAATTATACCCCAGCTTTCTTCTGTAAGTTCTGCTCTATTTTCTTTTTCTCCAATTATTTCAAGCCTTTTGGCAATCCTTGCTTCTCTCTCTACCATATTATCAAAGAGTTCTTCTCTATGCTTTCTGAACATCTCCCCATATACTTCTCTATACCTACTAGTGATAGGGTCAAGGCCTGTTGTCAAGAACTGAGCCTGAGATAAATTACTCACACTGTTGACTATCATTCCTTCCTGGTCAGTCACAAGTCTTTTAATAACTGAATTATAAAGTCTTCTTGCTGCATTGGTAGTAGTTCTATTAAGTATGCCTAACTCTCTTTCAATCTTATCAAGTACTTTATCTCCATTTCTCTTCCACTTGATAGAATCTTTATAAATACCTTTACCTATTGCTTTATCATTAGGCATCTGTCAGCCTTTAATTCCTAGTAGTTTCCAGCCCTAGTCACCCAGCCCTTCTGGAGCACCACTTCCACTTAATGACTTCATTATACCAGCATTTTTTCTACCCATTCTTACTTTTAAACGTTCAAACTCAGTTTCATTATCTTCCCCAAACTGCTTAAAACCTAACTCTTCCATCTCTTTTCTATTCCTCTCAATTTTTATCCTTGCTTCTTCTCTGGTTAAAGTAGGATCACTTCTCATTGCAAGATCAACAGGAGTAATCAAGTTATATCTCATATGCTGCTCATCTGTAAGAATTTGTTCCTGTGGAGCCAATGGAGGAGTAGTGTCTGTAAAGTCTACAGCCAAATGTATATTTTCCATAGGCACTATACTTGCACTTCTTTGATAAGTATCAACTACTACAGCTTTTTTGGCTAGATTCTTAACTGATGGACCATAAGACATTCTTCTCTTCTCCCATTCTTCTTCAATGGGAATTCTTTTAATCCTTAGAGCATAGCCACTTTCAGGAGTAATACCTTTTGCTGATGACATCACTTCAGAAGGTACTCTTGAAATATTCTGCAACTCATTTTTCAAGTTTACTAAAACAGCCTCTACTTCTTCAATCTTTGGGTTAGGAGTTAGATATTCTGCTTCTGCTTCAAGTGTCTGTGGAAGCTTTAAAAACTTTTTAGGTGATATAGTGAATTGAATATCGCCTTCTGACTTGACAAAGAGAATTGAAAAACTTTGCATAACACAAATCTGTACAAGTGCTACCCATAAATTATTGTATACTTCATTCACTTTTACTATATCATCTATATTAGATAATCCATAAAAAGTATTATCATCTTCTTGTGGAACAAATATCTCCCCAGGAATAAAGCCATAAGGATTCTCTCCAGAAGCCATAAGCCTCTGCTCTCCAAGAGCTGGGTTATGTAACCATATCTCCCACAACTCAGAATTCCAGGCTTCTACTCTTTTCATTATCTTCTTCTCTGGATCTGGGTTACCAGTATCAAATAGATAAGATATAATTACTGTTCCAATTTCTTTAGGGTTATCAGGCTTTGGTAAGAAGTGAACAAACTCTCCTCTGACATCTTCAAAATAAGTTCTCTGTTCTTCCTTATTCCATCTGATCATCACAAGACAAGTTTTTGAAACTTCAGCCACTCTCTGGGTTTTCATGAAGAATGGAAGTATTTTTTGAAAAGTATATGGTGTGAAGATACTGTCCCAAACTTTTTGATATGGCTTTTCTGCAAAATCAAATACTACAGGCTTTCCAAATACTCCATTGACATATTCATCTATTATAGCCTTTGTGTAGTTAAATGTTGGTTTATCTTTGTCAATGTAGTCTTCAATTTTCTCACCTCTATACCTTTTTATATACTGCTCCTGGAAGCCATAGTAAAAATCCCATGCCTTGCCAATATCTTCAAGCTCTTTTCTTCTCTCAGCAGACAAAGCCTGAGTAAAGCTATCAGTGATAATACTGTTAACAACACTTCCAAAAAGACTAGTAGCTGCCATGTCAAAATCTCCTTACTTTTTCCTTGCTCTGTCAAACTTTACCTTATCAGCTTGACTTTTAATGACTCCTACACCAGCTCTCTTCCTCATGGAAGCATTTACTCTTCTTGCTTTTTTTAAATTTTGTTTTCTTGCAGCAGTAAACTGCCAATTTGGTTGCTTGCCTCCTGAGCCTTTTGGTCTGCCTACTTTAGCCATTTCTTCTTTTACCTCCTTTTCTTCCTCCAGCTGCTTTGCCTTTCCTGTTACCTATCTTTCCACCATGTGACCTGTTTTTGTTTCTGGAAACAGCTCTTAAATTATTTGACTTGTTTGAACCACCTGATTTTATAGGCTTTTTATGATGCACTTCTTTACCAGCTGCAACTCTTCTCTTCTTCAATACTGCTGCCCTGGCCTTGTGCCTTTTCACATCTGTACTTTTACTACCAGCTGCTGTCTCTTTTCTCTTTCTGGCAGTCTTCAACTCCTGCTTGTAGTTCCTTTTATAATTTTTACTACTTGGCATAATTATCACAAAAGTTTCTTATTTTCAAATGATTCATTCTCAATATCTTTCCATTCTTGACTCTTCTCAACAAGCTCTTCCCATTCACTCTTCTTCATCCATATAATTCCATCATTTTCTTCTGAGTACATATGCTTCTCAAGGAAAAGTGGTGAATAAACTCCCAAAGTATTTTGAATTATAATGACTACATCATCTTCAGGCCATGGCTTTACTACATTTGAATTTATTGCACATGAACAAATAACAACTAAAATAAACAGCAAAGCAATTAAGGTTTTCATTTTACTACCTCACATAGTTTTCCCCCCTTTCATTGCCCCGCTTTCAACCTATCTCAGCAGTACTTTCAATAAGTGCTTCTTCCAGTGCAACTCTCAATGCCACAATTGGGTATTCTCTGCCAGTGTTCTCCATATTGACTGACTTGACAATACCACCTTTGCTCATGGCATGCTTTGCACTTCTCATTGCAGTAATTAAATATGGACAACCCAGTTCATTCATTGTCAATTTTGGATTGACTTTATCTCTAAGTAGTAATTGTATCACATCAAAGTTATCTCTATCAAGCTTTCTTCTACATCTTACAGGCAAATTGTTTTTTCTAAACTCTCTCACTGGACTTGAACCAGCAATGTCTCCACCTTTTCTACTGACAATTCCCACAGCTGGATCTCCAGCAAACACAATGTTGCCACCATACTTGATACTTTCATTGATTATATAACTTGCCCTTGCAAGAGTAGTACTTGAGTGATCAACCCACTCAGACACAATAAAAATTCTCTTCTGTCTTTCAAGCTTTTTCTTCTTTATCTTCTCAATGCCATAGTCTTTTACTACTTCATGCCTTTTCTCTCCTGGCCCCACCATTATCCACACACAGTAAAATGCTTCAGGCCCAAAATAAATTCCACAAACTACTTTGTTGATGCCTTCTGGATCAACATCTGCCACTCTTATCTTCTCAATATTCCATGGCCCAAAATTACTGAAATATCTAACTCCTCCCTTTATCTCCAAAAATGCTTCATATGCCTTTCTATGTGCTTGCACCAGGCCATCACATATATCTTTACTACCACCACCAGGATGATCAATTTTCTTTCTGTCATTGTCCTGCACAAGTGCAAACAGCTCATCCTTAAGTGGCTTGTAGTTGTAGCCAGTAATGCATCCATCCAGTATACTTCCACTAAGGTTTCTATAATCTTCCCATGTCCTGTCAACTGAATGTGTTTCTGCTTCAATACCAGCTCTGTGCAATTGCTGCACAGTGGTAGCAGTAGCATACCAGTCCATAGAAATAGTCATATTGTGAAGACTGTAAGTATTCTTAAGCCAAATAAAAAAACCAGCAATCTTTTCAGGACTTATCTTTGCTGGCTTTCTTGGTGCAGTCACTTTGACTAGTAAGTCAACTACAAATTTAAAGTTGCCCTGAGCTGCTTCATCCATGTCAAGATGCCCTAGACACATGCCAGTAG